TATTGTACGGTATAGTAATATCAAGTTACCAAACTTCTATGTAGCCATAGTTGGTTCAGATAACTGCCACTATTCGATTGCCTGTGTTCTTAGTTACATTCTCTTTGCCCCACCACAGATACCAATCAATACAACAATTCGTTGAGGCAATTAACATTATCTAATGTAACAGAGGGGGCAAATACTCATCAGTAATCTATGTAATCCAATACTTCTGTTAAACTCCACTTCGTTCGTTCGTTTTCTAATTATATTTTCAAATTTAGATTACCAGTTTATATCAAAAAGATATTCTACTATTACTTCGTCAACTTCGTTTTCAAAAGTTAATGAAATCTCAAGGGTGGAGTAATTACAATCCACATCATTTGTTTTACGTCAATACTCTCTCACAGCTCGTTTAAGCTAGTTATATCTAATTTTGATACTCTACTACCAGAGAATAGATATTGTTGATTAGAAGGGTTGTTAATGGGGTTAAAAGGGGTGTTTACCACCTCACATACCATTACTATTCTATATCATATCATTAGCATAATAATAGTAATACTTTATACTGCTATAAATAATATCTATTGTTACCTATTAGGCATAAAAAAAGGCAGTTGTTTAGGCTGCCTATATTAGTTGTTAATTAGTGTTGTTTATATGTTATTAATTGCTTCATTGTAGTAAGGTATTAATTTGCATTGCATATCGAATAGTTCATCGAATGTCATAGTTCCCACGTCATATAAATGCAGGTTATCAAAATCCATACGATTACCCGTTATAGCATTTCTCATTGTATTGATGTTAGATATTATTAACATTTGTTCTGGTGTGTGTGTTATCTTATTCATTGTCTTATATGTTTATAGGTTATTAATGTATATACTGCTCTTATTTTTCATATAGTCTATGTCTAGCCATTCTAATAATTCTATGGTATTAAAGACTATTGTTAGACTGTCTCCATTGTTATCTGTACCCATTATATACGTTTCATTGTCTGCAGTTGCCATAAAGGTATCTATACTATGCAATGCTGTTATTTTATTATTCATCTTGTTATATTTTTATAGGTTATTAATATATTCTTCAATATCGAAATTATATAATTCTTCTTCTTCTTCTGGGTTATCTTCTTCTTCTGTATAGTAGTATAAACTAATTGTATTAAAGAAATCAATAATTTCCTCTAAGTAGTATTGTTCTATAAATTCATCATATATAGCATCGATAATACTTTGTAATTCGTAAACATTTGACAGTTCTAAAGCGTGACAATAATGTCCTTTTCTTTGTTCTATTATATAATCTATTATTCTATTCATCTTATTATATGTTAATTGTTAATGTTTTTAATTCCTTTTTAATACAAGTTAATACTCTAAATGTGTCAAACTTATTTTTGTGCTGCAGTTCATTAGTTAATTTATATCCTATAATTTTATCCTTATCGTTGTTCAAATCAATTAGTATGAATTCTTTTTGAGACTGGTTTATTCTTATTGCATCCAGTATATTTATTTTTAACATAGTTTCTATTTATTTAGTTGTTTAAGTATTTTCTTTATATTCATATCTTCATCAAGTGAATAAATAAGCTCTTCGCCTACTATATAGGCAAACATATTAACTATTGATTCACTATTAATATCAGTATTAAATTCACCAAAATTATCAACTTCATAATCTTTCACTACATTGATAATCTCAAAAGCGCTGTTAAAATTATCTTTAATAAAACAATTCGCTTGATAATAACCAATAATGAAATAATCTTCATTAAAAAGCTTTGAGTGCAGTTCGTTTAAATCACCATACCTGTCATTAAGAGATTCATTTAATAAACAGTTATGTTCTAGCTCTTCAATTATAATTGATTTAAAAAGCTCTTGTGTTTTTTCTGTCAAATCATTGTAATTTGTCATAATTTCTATTTTTTAGTATTATTAATTTCCTTTTGTATCTCATTTATCCAAAAATCATTTATTAATTTACTATTTTCGATTTTTAGATGTTCGGCGTATAAATAAATCAAATGATATAATTTATATGTTTCAGGTGTAATATTGTAATATTTTATAGTGTCCATAGTTTCTAGTTTTAATATTAAAATAATCTGTTTAAATAGTCAAGGTCCGAAAATAATTCTATACTAACAGCAATTAATGTAATCGCTATAAATGCTACAACTATTGTAACTACTACTTTTCCGATTGTGTTTTTTAAAGTTTCCATTTTGTTTGTTTTAATTGTTATTGTTTGATGGTGTAAAGATATAAAGGTGCATCTTAAAAATATCATTTATTCGTTGTATTGCATATTTATTCGTTTAAATGCATAAATTGGGTTAAAGCTGGCCAAAAAATAGTTAGATCCTAATTACTACCTATAAAACTATCTTTATATGGAATAGCGCGCGAATACAAAAAAATTAGTTAAAAACCTAGCATTAAAACATCTATTTTTGTTACCTAAATACTGGCTTTATAATTTATCTTTGTTGTAATAAAGTACATTTTAATAACGTGTTAAAACTATGTTAAAATTATGTTAAATTATTTATTATGTTAAAAGTGTTAAATTATTTGCTTTTGTCAATTTGTCATATTGTAAGAAAAATAAGTACTATGTGTAAAATAGTAGTTGACAAAGCAAGGAATAGGTTGACCCCATTATATCAAACAGACCCCATTATATTGAACGTCTTATGACCCCATTATATTGAACGCTCGTGATTTTTACAAATCGTTAATAAGTTTATCCCCCATTATATCAAACAGAGATTAATTTTTAATATATTTCAATAATGAAAGAAATTTGGAAAGAATACCCACAAGATAATAGGTATAAAGTATCAAGTATTGGTAGATTTAAAGGAATTAAAGGTCAAATACTTAATCAATATATAGATAATAAAGGTTATTTTGTTATTGGATTAGGTAAGCGAAAGATGAGGTCGCATTTATTTATAGCTGAAACATTTTTAAACCATATTAGATGTGGTCATAAAGTCATTGTAGACCATATTGATAATAATCCACAGAATAACAATGTAGAAAACTTACAATTAATATCTCATAGAGAAAACCTAATCAAAGATAAAAGGAACAAAACATCTAAATACACTGGTGTATATCAGAAAACCAATAGAAAAGGTTATCGCTCACAAGTTATGCTTGAAGGAAAGATGTACTACTTAGGTTCTTATAAAACAGAAGAAGAAGCTAATATAGCTTATATAGATGCCTTATATGAATACCAATTAACTAAATAATTTTTACCTAAGTACGTATTTCCCTGAATTAATTCCTTGAAGTAAATACATCATAGAATATCTTATAGCATCAATGTAGTGATTGAATTTATCAACAGGCTTCTCACCTCTCTCGTGCCATACATAGTTGTTAATCTCTCTTATAATACCAATACTATCTCTATCTACAACTATCTTATAATCTTGCATTAAGGCTATACCTGATAGTATGCTTCCTGCTTTCTTTATCGTTGGTCTGATGTTGCACCCACCCATCTTTAATTCCTTGATTAGTCTGGGTTCAGCAGAATCACATATAATTAATCCTAAACCACAATGTTTCTTATTACGGAATATGATGTCAGAGGTGCTTAGATTGGTTAATCCGTACATTTCCTTAACGTAAACTGTCCTTCTCTCCTTGTCTACTGCGACTTTGACGAGTGTTGTTAAATCTTCTGAAAATCCGAAATCCTGCCCATAGCACATTGTTTCCGTATGAACAAAATCTCCTACCTTCCAATTTCTTATTATCGTTCCCTCTGCTTTGTTTAGCCATCCACCTAATATTTCGTGTTCGTATTTAATTATATCTCTCTTCTTAATGTCCATTACCTGTTTTAAGAAACTATCAGATAGGTTTAACTGATTATCTTTATAGGTTGTATGTATATAGGTAGTATCTTCGTGTTCGATGTTAGAGGCTGCTTGTATGTTCTTCATCATAAAGAAACGTTGGTATATCCAATGCTCTTTAGTTGTTGGATTCAGAATCAGTATCACTCTGTTAGGCATCGTTTGATGACGTATAGATAAATCTATCTTACTAAATGTAGGCTCATCTGTTAACTCTTCTGCTTCATCGAGTACAAATGTTGTTATACCATTCAAAGATTTAAGTGCAGCAGTTTGATTACCTGATGCTGTTTTGATACCTTTAAAGATAATACTACTACCTGTTGTTAGGTTGATGATTTCATCTTTGGTTATACGGAAGTCTTTGTTAACATCCATCAAGTCAATCTTCTCAATAAACTCTGGTATAATAGAAGAATTGGCAGAGATTAGCGTATAACGTGAGAATAGTATCTTATGACCTTT